GCAGTAATGTTACCAGTTGCGCAATTTAAAAAAGGAAAACCATATTAATGAAAAAACTTTGGAACAAACTAATAGAAAAACTATTTGGCAAAAGATGTCAATGCGGTAAAAAATGATAGTTTATAAGAGTTTAATAGATATGTGTAACAATTTAAATATAACTAGACCAACTGCCAGAAGATGGTGGAGAATGGAAGGAGGATACTAACATCGCTATACTTCGTGGAGGAAAAAGAATTGGTGGATACGATATCCGAATTGGGCTACCCAGAGATCGCTCATTAGATGATGTACAATCCGATCCAAGATTAAGACAGAAAGCTGGCGGTAATCCTGAAACTACTATGGGTAGATTTCAAGCCATGGTTAATGAGGCTGAAGGATTCCAGAGAAAAGCAAGGTTCTATGTAGAGTTTGGAATGCCAAATGGTGTATCACCCGGTATTGCTGTAGGAGACACAGATTTACAAGGTGATGACGAAACACAAGGCTTCTCAACAACAATAGATACATCTGTTATGAGAACAGATACAACCAAAAGACGAGTACAAGCATTCTGTAATGAAATATCTATGCCAAATAGAGAAGCAATTACAAAAGAGATCAGACACAATGGTCCAACAAGAAAATTTATTTATGATTACACTTCAGCACCTATCACTGCTACATTTTATACAGATAAATTTATGAGAGAGAGAACTTTCTTTGAAGTATGGCAAAAGGCAGCATTTAGTAATGTTACTCACAACTACAATTACTATAATGATTATGTTGCGCCTATTGATATATTTGCTTTAGGAAGTTATGCTAGTAGACAGGAGAGAGATGACGTAACTTATGGTGTAAGACTGTTTGACTGTTATCCAAAGACTATTAGTGAAGTATCGTTTGCTCACACTTCAAACGAAGTACAGACATTTACTGTTACATTTGATTTTAGATATTGGGTAAACTATTTTATTGATAGAGCAGGTGAGATAAACGTAGGACAATCAGAATTTAATGATCCAACTGTAAAACGAGCAGGTGGAGTATTTGGTGGTTTAATTAGTAAACTACCACCAGAAATAAGAAGAGCAGGTAGAGATGTATTGAATGAATTGAGAAGAAGAGCACCGATTGGTAGAATTACTGGTGGTAGAGTTTTCCCACCATTTAAAATACCACCACTAAATATATAAAATTAATAAGGAGATATAATGGCGTTACCAAGTGTAGAAATACCAAGATATGAATTGACACTACCATCACAAGACATAAAAGTTCAATTTAGACCATTCCTAGTAAAAGAAGAAAAACTACTTCTGATAGCTATGGAATCAAAAGATAATAAAGAAATAGTTTCAGCTACAAAAGAAATTTTGAAAGCATGTACATTTGATAAATTAGACATAGAAAATTTACCTATGTTTGATATAGAGTATATCCTATTACAAGTTAGATCAAAATCTGTAGGTGAGATTTCAAAGTTTAGAGTTCTGTGTCCAGATGACAAAGAAACTTTAACAGAAGTAGAATTAGATTTAACAAAAGTAAATGTAAACGTAGATGATGAGCATACAAATAAAATTGTTGTTGATGAAAAAAGAAATTTAGGTTTAGTATTAAACTATCCAACGCTGAATATAAGTCAGGCTGGGTTTGACATGGAAGATACCAATATAGATGCTGTTTTTGATGTAATCATATCAAGTATTGACCATATCTATGAGGGAGATAAGATATATCCTGCGAAAGATAGTACAAAAGAAGAACTTAAAGAATTTATTGAAACAATGTCGCAAGAAGTATTTAAAAAAGTAAAAAAGTTTTTTGATACTATGCCACAGTTAAGACATGAAATTGAAGTTGAAAATCCTAAAACAAAGGTAAAGAGTAAAGTAGTTTTTAGGGGATTACAAGATTTTTTTCAATAAGCCTCTCCCACACCAGCTTAGAGGCATACTTTGAAACCAATTTTGCATTGATGCAACATCATAAATATTCATTGACTGAACTTGATAATCTTATACCATGGGAAAAAGATATATATGTTAATATGTTAGTAACGTACATAAAAGAAGAAAACGATAAACGAAGACGAGAGGCTCAGAAGTAATGGAAGAGAATATTAAAATAGCAGAACCTAAACAAAAAATACAAGTAGATTTAGAGGTAGACACATCTATTAAAGATTTAGGTCCTAACCCCTACTCAAAACTTATACACATGGCGAGAGCTGTTGACGCATGGAGAATATTCCCAAGAATGTTTTTAACAACATACGTTGTTCTATTATACAAATGCGTAATATGGTATATGAACTTACCTGCTCCAACAATGGAACAAAGTGGTTTAATATCAATTGTTGTAGGTGCTGGTGCTGCTTGGTTTGGTCTTTACACAGGTTCCAGTAAAGGTAAAAAATAATGGCGTTACCAATACTAGAAACTGTATCAGATAAAGGCGAAGTACAGAAAATAATATCTGACATAGCAACAGCAGTATTTAAAAGTGCGAAAGTATCTTTAGATAGTGCTGCGAAAGCTGTTATACCTAGTATACCAAATATGGTTGAAGAAGTATTAGAAGATTTACAAAGTGGTAGTGTAAGAACATTTAATCTTGCGTTAGATAAATTAGATAGACTAGTACAAAAACTAGGTGTAGATTTAAAAGACTACAGCAAAGAACTTGCTAACTTTCAAACAAAACGAGAAGAAAAACTAGTAAAATCTGAGGAAAAGATACAACAACTAAAAGAAAAGAATATCATAGCAACAATAGAAAAGTCAGGTGATATTAATATATTGTCAAAAGCAGAGATAGTAACTAGACAGAATAACTTAAAAAACCTTGAAAAAAATATTGCTGAAATGGAGAAGTCTTTAGAGAAAGATAGAAAGTTATTACAAGAAAATAACAAATTAAAAACCAAAGCTCAAGCTAATAAAAAACAAGAAATACTCGTAAAGTCTGCTAAGTTAGAAGAAGATAAACAAAAAGCAGATGACCAAAGACAAGTATTAGGTAGTAGAAGTGAAGATCCTAGTGTTTTTCAAAAAGCAAGAGAAGGTGTTGGTAATTTTGTTGATGAATATGTTCCTACACCTATAGCTGATGTAGGATCAGCATTTGTTGATGGTCTAACCGCACCGATAGTAGCTATAAAAGAATTAGGTAGTACATTTGCTGGATTGTTAAAACCATTAAAGATATTTAAAAAATTATTTGTTGGACTATTTGGTAGTCTTAAAAAGTTTGCTTTAGGGTTAAAGGCAAGTATAATAGCAATGTTACCACAACTTGCTCTTGGAGCAGCAATTCTAGCTGTCATGGCTTTAATATATTTAGCAATGAAAAAATTACGAGATTTCTTTGGTGAAGGTGGTCCTGGAAGTGCAGGTGATATAGCAGGTGAGGCGGCAGGCGTAGGTATTGGTGATGAAACACCTGCAGCAGAAGGTGATATGTCTTCTAAAATGCAGAGAAGATCAATCGTAGACCAAGAAACTAAAAAAGTTATACAACCTGATGATCCTAATTATGATAAGATTTATGAGAGAGATACAGGTAAACCAGCTCCTAAAAAAGGTTCAGTATATATGGGTGAGGGTAAGAGTAAAATTATGTCATTGGATAGTAACGGCTTTGTAAACAGCTCTAGTAATTTTATGAATGCAGAAAACAGAATGAATTTAAAAACGCCAGATGGATTAAAACCTATCGATAAAGACGGTTCGAAAAATAATGCCAACATAGTAGATGCTAGTCAAAAAACAGCTGTTACAAATAATCAATTTAGTGGTTCTTCACTCGGTAATGTTAGAAATGATGATTTCTCTATACATAGAAGTTATGTGGGTACTTAATAAATACCTAAGTCTTTTTCAGTAATCAATTTAAACTCAGCTCCATTATCATCACAGTAAGACTGTGCTGCTTTCCACTTCGCTTGATTTTTGATCCACTCAAATGATTCACGCATAAACGACTTTGTTTTCTTTTTAGAAGGCTTTGGGGCACTACATTGACGATAGGGTTTTATCTCAATGATAAGTTTCTTACCTTTGATAGTCTTAACTATGAAGTCAGGGAAGTATCTATGGTACTTTTTATCTATTGGATTGTAGTATTTTATTGCTAATTCTTCACTAGCCCAATTAGTTACATTTACACTGTTGTCACAGTATAACATAAACTTACGCTCAAGGAGTGAACGATATACTATTTTATTATAATCCCCTACATATTTGTTAGGGTTTGATGGTTTGTAAATTCCTTTGTATGATTTCTTCATGGTGTTATAAATATTAGAATATATATAAAGGATATTTAGATGGCTTTTACAAACAAGGTTGCAAACATAATTAAACAAAAAATAACTAGTAATTTAGTTAGTGGTTTCACAAATGCTATAAGAGGTAGTTTGGGACAACCTAAAAAGCTTGCTGCTATGTTAGCAAATAAATCACCTCTAGATTTATCAAAAAGTCCTATATCTCACATGGATCCAGTAAACAATCCATTTCAATATAGTAACTTATACTATCCTACCGAGACAAGTAATTTAGGCGATGGCCACTATATCATATTCGATATTTTAGAACATAATGACACGATATATGGTAAGGCGACAGGTGACTTTGATTCAGGTACAATGTATCCTACAGAATTAGGACTTGTTGGTGAAGGAAAATTAGCAGTATACCAGGCAAGAAGAATAGCTGATCTTGCTGTTCAAAAACTTTCAGATGCAACACTTGTTAGAAAACAAAATACAGGATTGGCAGTTACTAACGAAACACATAGTAGAATATTAAGTAGCATAGTTTTATATTCGCCACCACAAAATAAATTTGAATATAAAGTAGGTTATAATGATGTTGACACTGGTATGGCAGGATTATTAGATGGTATATTTAATGGAAAAGAAAAGATTGCTAACTTAAAAGATTCAGGTGTATCATTTTTAGAAACAGTATCAAAAGCGGCTCTTGAAATAGTATTACCAGGATTTGGTGGATTTGTAGATAAAAAAAGAGGAGAAGCTCAAAATCCTAAAACAGAATTAGTATTTAAGAATGTACCATTTAGAACATTTAATTTTCCTTTTGAGTTTTCACCTAAAAGTGAAGAAGAAAAAGATACAATGCACAAAATTATTAACCAGTTTAAGTTTTTTATGATGCCAGAAATTTCTGGACCTGGTTATCTAAAAACACCATCAGAATTTCAAATAACATATATGTATAGAGATAAAGTTAATATGTACATACCAAAAATAAGTAGATGTGTATTAACAGATATGAGCTTAGACTTTGCTCCTGAAGGTGTGTTTACAACATTTAAGGGAGACGAACAAGGTGCTGCTCCTGTACTAACTAAAATGGATTTGTCTTTTACCGAGATGGAAATAATGACAAAAGAAACAATAGCGGTAGGTCACTAATATGTATTTTAGCACATTTGAAAAAGGATTTTATGACATCAAAGGAGACGGAAACAAAAAACTTGTTGCCGATTTAATGACAAGAGTAAAAGTCCGTTCTAAAATTTTAAATGAAGCAAGTCTATATGATACGTATGATGTTCCGAGTGGAGAGCGACCAGAAGATACAGCATTTAAACATTTTGGTTCATCTCAATATCATTGGGTAGTATTACTTACAAATAATATTACTGATTCGTATTATGGTTGGCCATTGGCAGACCAAGACTTTGAAACTTATATTACAGATAAGTATGATAATCCAGATGCTATCCATCATTATGAGATTACACAATCAAGTGGACCTCAAACTAGTAATGGACCAGGTGATTATTCACACATAATAGAAGTAAATAGTGACACACTTGGTGCGCAATCAGTTTCTAATAGAGAATATGAACAAAGATTACAAGACGAAAAAAGACAAATCAAACTATTGGATCCTAGTTACTTAGTAGCATTTATTGAAGAATTTAAAAAACTAGCGAGTATTTAATTATGGCAATAGAAGCAGATAGAGCTGGAGCATTTGAGCTCTCTGATGTATATCTTATATCGTATAGTTCACCAGATGGTTCTGGAACACCTTCCCGATTAAATATTAGACAACTTATAATGGACCTAAACATCTATGAGAGTTTAGATGGTAGTTTTTTATCAGGTGACATAACATTAACAGATGCCACTAATATCATACAAGAGTTTCCGCTAACAGGATACGAGAGAATAGAGTTTATTCTTAAATCGCCAATGTCTGATAAAGGATTTGATTTCTCAGTGAACACAGGACACCCAATGTTCGTCTATGCGTTAGAGAATAGACAAGAAGGTGGACCTAGATTTCAAGTATATACACTAAAGTTTTGTAGTTTAGAAACTGTACGTAATCATCAAAACAGAATTTCACAAGCTTATTCTTCTTCAATAGATGAAATGATACTGAACGTGTGTGTAGATGGATTAAAAACAAAGAAGAATATCTTTGTAGAAGAAACAAAAGGGTTACACAAATATGTTATACCAAGAATTAATCCAATGGAAACAATTCAGATGTTACGTAAAGATGCAAGATCAAAACACTATAACAATTCTGGTTTTCTATTTTATGAGAACGCATTTGGTTTTAATTTTAAATCTTATGAGGGACTGTTTTGTAAGAAAGACGGAACTCCAAGACCAGTTAAGGCAAACTATACTCCTAAAATAAAGAATGTATTAGTACATGGAGATAAAGGTAAAACGCTATATGATTTACAATCAGTAGAAGAATTTAAAGTAAAACAACAGTATAATACATTACAAAACTTACAAAACGGCGTGTACGCTAGTCGTATGGTTACCCATGACGGGTTTAATAAGACCTTTGATGAACATGACTTTGACTATAATAAAGACTATATTAATCACAACCATTTAGAAATGAGCAAGACTGGTGGAGTAAGAGATAATAATGGTATACTACCTATGTTTAACTACTCAGAAGGTTATCGATTTGGTGATTTTGCTGAAGGAACTTTAATGTTCTCTACAGTAACAGAAAATACCCATGATAATATTACGAGAGTACCTTTTGAAGAAATAGTACAACAACGAGTATCTTCACATCTAGCAATAAACTCACTAGCTATGGATATTCAAGTTCCTGGGACTACTAATATCAACGTAGGAGATATAGTAAACTTTACCATGCCAAAGTATGCAAAAGCTACGAATAACGACATTTTAGACGAAGATAAATATCTTTCTGGTAGATACCTAGTATCCGCAGTAAGACACCACATCTCATCAATTGGTAAGAAACACACTATGGTATTAGAGTTAATCAAAGACAGTTTCAATATATCTTATCCAGAAGAAAACATGGATATATTTACAGCTAACGAAGACAATAATGGACAAAACTACTTACAGTCACTAATAGATGATTACATATAACCGCAGAGAGTCGCTCGCTAGGACGTGTAGGAACGACTGTAAGCGGTGGCGATGAGAGGATAGATAACTAATAACATGAAAGATAAAACTTCAACAGAATAGAGAATAATAATGAATATTAAAGACAGAATTAAGACAATCATAGATGACTACTCCACAGCTAAGGAGACAGCGAATGAGTATAACAAATACAATGGGTTCTTCAAGGGACAGAGAGCCACAGAAAGCCTATGGAATCATGTAAATGACCCATTTCTATTACAAATTAAGGGCCAACTTGCGAGTCTTAACATAATAAACATACATAATACAACGAATAAGTAATTTATTACTCAAATAAGTAATGGATAAGTAGTATAGAATGAATGAGTGCCAGCTTGCGTAGGGTATTTTTAAATGGTGCTTAATGGCGTATAGCCAGTGTATTAAAACGAGAGGTATATCGGAAAAAAGAAAATGGTTAATGATAAATTTTTAGGTCACAATGGCTTTCTGTGGTTCGTTGGTGTAGTCGAAGATAGACAGGATCCACAATACACAGGCAGAGTGCGAGTAAGAGCACTTGGACATCATACAAGTAATAATCAATTGCTACCTACAGCTGATCTACCATGGGCGCAAGTGATCTTACCGATTACTTCTTCTGGTATATCTGGATT